CAATACGTCGTAATAAGCCTCATTTGGGAAAGCCGCGGTTTGCTCATCAGTCAGGGCAATCGCAATCGTTCCGGTTGAACGGTCGGTATAGGTGACAGCAAAATCGGCGTACTTAGTGGATCGAGCTTTGTTCCACGCTTGGGCGGCAACGCTCCAGCCGGTCAGGTCAATGGCCGCGTCGTTGCTGTCCTTGAACTGCAGCGTGACGCTGTAATCAGCCCTGCGCTGCAGCGTGAAGTTATACGTTCCGGGCGAAATAGCCATGACCCACCTCCCGTTCCAGTCTAAAGGCACTATGCCTGTTCAGGCCAAGGCGTGATGAACGGCTCAGTGTTAGCCACCATTGAATCAGTTGCCTCGTCGTAAACCTCCGGCTGGTTGGTCACAAGTGCTACCAGCTCTTCGGTGGTGGTGCAGGCGTTGATTTCACCTTCGCGGGTGCCGCTGGTGGTGCGTACAGCTTCGCGGTAAGCCAACACATCAGCCGGAATGGCAGCGCCGGTTTCAGCCTTGCGGGTGACGTACCAGTCGGTATTAGCGAGCAGGCTGCCAGCAATTTCCTTTTGCTGGGCAACCCAAACGGTCTTCAGACCTGTGTTGATGACCTGAACGCCGTCATCATCCAGTACCGGGTCGCCGTCTTCATCAACAGCGGGCTCATCCTCAAGCCGCTTGGGGAGATCGTGGTCCCAATAAAAGCGGGTATCAACTGGGGCAGGGTCTGCTTCCCAGGTGATGCCGATTGCAGCCTTTTCATCCTCGCTGGCAAGGCGCAGCCAGTTAGACGGGTACTGCGTACCGTCTGCGTCAGTGAAGGGGCGACCAACCGCAAGAGGCTGACCGTTCAGTAGAAATCCCATGGCTAGATAGTAGCGGTGGTGTGTGCCCGTTTCATAGGTCAGCGGGCGGTAGCGGGCGAAATACCGGAGCCGCCGAATGGATTTTCAGCAAAGGCTGCAAATATGAACGTATTCCCGGAACCATTAACTCCAGCGTCTGAGGTTCGGATTTTTGCTCCATTGGAAAGTAAATCCCATGACACAGTTGTAGAAGTATTTTCAGTATTTGCCAGGTTGGCAAATAAACGGTTTGTCGTAACGTTATATTCAGAGCGGGTTGTATCGTGAATGATCCAGTTGCCTGTGGTGTTGGTTATCTTATACATTAGCCACGCCGGCTTAAATCCTAGGGACAAAAATGGACCATCGGTGGAACCATTTCCGGTGTAGCTGCCAAACTTGCTGTAGCCTTCGACTTCGGCAAAGCAGTAGGCGATAATATCGTTGGTATTACTATTTACATTACCAGAGGTTCCTACTGAGAAGACACTACTTGTGGGGGCTGTGTCGTTCCATTTTAATGAAGAATCTATTCGCGCATCAGTAGTATCTAACCTCAGGAAGTAGTCCTCAGGACTTGAGGCATCGACTCCAGCATGATATACATTCCAGTAAGCTGCAGCGTCACGGTTTTTAACCATAATCATTTTTGGCGCAACGCCTAAACCATGACCCACGGTGGCGTTGCTACCTGTTCCCGTATAGGTAACAATCGAGAACCCAGCGGAGGGGTTGGCGCTTACCGTGCTGGTGATGCTGCCTGCGGTGTTGCTTGAGCCGCTGCCGCCTGCGTCCCAGTTCCAAGCGACGTAGGTATTATTATTAATATTAACAGTGTTATTGCTGTCTGAGTTGTCACCCAGGCTGAAGCCATCGCTATCGAAAGCTGTTAACGACTGAGTGTATGTAATTTCTGCTCCTGATGTGCTTGAAGAAAGACGTAGGTTTGCGCCTCGCACCGCATCAAATAATCCGTGGTTATAGGCTCCGGAGCGGTCTTTAATCCACACCAGATCTGGCTGAAATCCAACACCAGTGATGCTCCTAACGGTAGCGTTGCCCGTATAAAGCACCGTATTGAAATACTGCGACCCATCCGCAATGTCCGGCGCGGGCAGGTTTTTGGTGTTCAGTGCGTTGAAGCCGGTCGGTGGGGTGTACGCAAAGGCGCGTTGACCAGCGTTTAAAGTCCACGTCCGCGATGCTGATGCATTGTCTCCAGCTGCAAAACAAAATTCTTTTCCAAGAATATCGGTCGTATAGGCGGCATTTGTTCCAGCTGCAGGGTCGCCACTGGCAAAAAATGTTCCGTTTTTACTGAACCATATCTTGCCGTTGTCCATGTCAAGCGCAATGCCGCAAACATCGTTTGCACTAAAGGCGCTTCCATAGGAAGTTGCTGTGCCGTCTTTGTACTTAGCGCCGTTACTCCCCCTAATCCCAATGCTTGTGCTTCCGCTAACGTCTCTTCCGGGATACCGCAAATCTCCTCCAACGTAATTAGATTGAATTATCCCGGCGAATGCTGGTGTGTTTGTAAAGGTAACTTCTGTGTACCATTTACCAGAAGATACGGCAAAGGTTGTATATGCGGCAGTTGCAGTTGAACCGTTTGAATCACCATCTAAGTTTCCATTGGTAAGTGTTATATTGGCTTCCTTGGAAAGGGGGTTAATCGTCGCGTAGTTCGTTGTCGGCGTGTCGCTCATCACGTCCGTACCAGTGCCGGAGGTGGTGAAGTTATTGGCGGTCCAAGTGTTGCTCAAGCCGCTGCTATCAGCGCCATCGCCGCTGGCAAACTTCAGATAAAACGAGTTGCCGGTGTAGCTGCCTGCGTACTTGATAGGACGCCAGACACCGTTGTCGTCGAACTCGCCAAAATCGGTGGGGTCAAGGGCAGAGCCGTCGATGAAGTTGACTTCGGCTAGGTAGCCGTCTAAAAATTGGCTGTTAGCAGAGTCCCGTCTGCCCAATGAATGACTTATATTATTATTCCAATTCAAATCTTCATTTAGAGCGGGGTAAGTTTCATCCCCAAAGCCTGTAATTTGCTCACCATTAACATACAACTTAAATCTGTTAGATGCAGTTGCTTGAGTCGTATCTAGCGCAAGGACAATATGATACCAAGCACCAACATCCCTAAACACTTGTGATGTTTCAATTTCAGTACTGCCACTCGCAAAATCGTAGAATTTTATTTTGTCGTTCGATCTAAAGTAAAACTCTGCGTTTGCGTTGCAGGTAAAAATATCTTGATTTGCACCCAAATTTCCACGCTTAACCCAACCACTCCATGTCCACGTTTTACGATTTCCAGCACTACCGGGAGTCCGATTGAGGTACGCCGAATCCGCCGAGTTGAACCGCAAGCTTTGCTCGATCTCGTCACCTGCTGCACCACCAAACAGCATTGGGTCGGCACTTCCAGGAATACCCATCGGTCAGCTGAAGTTGGTGATCAGTTGTGCTTGGATGCTAGTCGTCGTGCGGACCACATAGACCAACAAGTCCACGGCTCCGCTTCCAGTTGAAATCGTAGGCGCACTGCCGCCTGAAAAATCCCAATACGTTCCAAACGCAAGAGTTCGTGCGGTTGAATCCTGGGTGATAAAAATGCACCCGCTTTGACCAGCAACAAGGTTGCTCGGGTTTGCCAGCGTCGTGTTCTCGCTCAGCGTGATGCTGAAATTGTTAGCCAGTGCAAAATCAGGCGTTGCCGTACCAGAGCTGCTGGTAAAGCTGCCGATGCTGCCGCGCTGTGCTGCGCTAAACGTTTGAGCCAAGCCCAGCAGTGTGACCGTGCCAGTGGCATTGGGCAACGTGATTGTCCGATCAGCCGTTGGATCGGTAACCGCCAGCGTAGTTTCGTAATCGTTAGCGGTTGTGCCTTCAAAAACCAGCGAGCCAGCAGCGCCGATTTCCAACGCACCAGTCATCGTGCCGCCTGCTTTTGCCAGGTAAGTGCTGGTGGCAGTCGAGCTGGTCAGTAAGCCAAGGTTGGCGCTGGCAAGCGTTCCAACAGTTATCCACGAGGCGTTATCGGATGCCCGGATCTTGAGCAAGCCGCTCGTTGTATCTGCCCACCACTGGTACGCATACGTCGTGCTTGGTTCACTCGCGCCGCTGTTCTGACTAACGATCGCGTCCAGACAGTTGTTTAGATCTTGACGGAAGGCTGCGCCCGATTGATTTGCAATATCGTAATCGTGCTGAGCCATTAGGTGATCTCCCGTCCGTGACCGATGGCAGTGTAGGTAAAGTCGCGGCTGACGGCAGTGCCAGCACTGTTCTTAAAGGTTACCTCAAACCCAGTGCGTGTAATGTTTTGCACCTCGTAGTAGTCGCCTGTCGCCATGTCAAATCCGGTCAGTCCGACACTGGGCGTTTGGTAAAACGCATTGGCGAAAGTCACCGCAAACGTTGAAGCGGTGCTGGTCAGCGTGGCACTGGCTTCGCTGCGTTGCTGCAGCTCAACTGTGCAGCCCAGCTCGTCAATAATGATGTTCTGGTCAGCGTCAGTGCTGGTCGCAATCGTCTTGAACTGAAACCCGCGACCACGGTTGATTGCGTTGCTGAACTCACGCCAGTCGCCCCAAGTAGGCGTTCCACTCGGATCATCCTCAGTGGTGCGGACATAGAGCACCGCATTCACCCGGTCAATGTTGTCCCCATCAATGCTGGTCCAGGTGTCAATCAATGCCACTTGGTCATCCCACAGGTCGCCAGGCAGATAAGGTCGCGTCACAAAATGACGCCGCATGTTCAGGTCATAGACGCCACCCAAATTCAAGGTGCTGCCAAACTCGTATTCGCCGGAACCGAGTGATCCGCCAATCGCGTCAATCGTTCCAAGTGCATCCCAGTCATCGTCCAGCGCCATCTCGTCCACTGGCAGCCCGGTGTTGATGATCAGACCGTCCTGATCCTCGCTGTAAATCATGTCGGTGTAGTTGCCTTGGAATGGCGGCGACTCCTGATCTTCCCGATACGTTTGAACCAGTAACCGTGCTTGAGGTGTCGGCAGATCAACCACTGCCGCTGTTGCATCTGTTGACCGCCTGCCGCCGTCATCCTCAAACTTCGCCAGATAACTGCCTTCCAGCAGTGGCACCTGTTTCTGGGTCTGGTTGCCAGATGCCGCCGCCACAATCTCCTGCGACTCTTCCCATACCGCACCAGACAAGGCGGTGTTATGCCGCAGCAAAACCTTGCCGCCCAACAACACGTCAAGATCGGTGGCGCGATCCCAGCTCAAAATCGCACTGGCTTCGTCAATCGGCACCAAGCTCAAGCCCGACACATTGACCGGCAATGCCGTTTTGCCTTGGATCGCCTTGGTTAGCTCAGTTGGAACGTTCGATGGTTTGCGCGTTGAACTAAGGCTGTAGACCCGCAGGTAATACGTTCCAGCTGCAGCATCAAGAATTTCGTAATCCGGTGATGGCACATCAACGCTGTTCCAGTTGCCGTCTTCGCGTTTCCACTGGAAGCGATATTGGCTGACACCCAGCACGGGTTGCCAGCTGACAATGACTTTGACAGCCGCTTTGTTGTTCGATTCGTACAGCGTTTCAACCGCCTGCAGGCTTGCCGGTGGATTGGGCTGCAGCTCAAGCGTGGTGATATCACGCTGCTGCAGCGGACGGTCACGCTCGACGTAATCGTATTTGCTTGCGTTATACGCCAGCGCATTGATTGAATACTGAATGCCGTCTTTCTCTTGAACACTGACGACGCGCCAGGTGCTCGCCTGAACAGCAGTGTTTTGCAGCACCCAGATGGTGTTGTTGTTAGGTACGGCGCTAAACGGAGCCGTGACCTGAATAATGTTGCCGGTGATGCCGTGGATGTCGCGGGTTTCAACCGTTCCATCGGGCATGATGACGCTTAAAGTGGCGTCCTGCGCTGAAGTCAGATCTGTATTCGCCGTGTCGTCAACAGTGATTGCGTTGACAGTGGCAGTAACAACACGCCCGCCGCGACGAACACCAGCACGAACTGGATCGGCAATCTCGATCACCTGACCGGGACGCACCAGTACACCGGCGTCCACTGATGCTGTAAATGATACGACTTCTGTTTCGTGGTTCTCGGAGTAAAGCAGCCAATCTCCAAGGCGTGATGCTTGACCGCGACTGGTGCAAGCAAATGCTTTGAGTTCGCTTGTAATGACACCGTATTTTGCGATGCCTTCGTGATCTTCGACAACCTCGTAGGCAATGTCTTGCGTTTCAAGGTCTAGGTAGCTGACAACAGCAACTGTGTGGCGAGTTTTTAAGCTGCTGCCGCTATAAGTGAAGCCCTCTTCGGTGACGTTTGCCAGCGTAAATAGATAGGCAGGATCTGCCGGTTTATCCTGGCTGACCGTCAACGTTCCAGTTGCCCAGAACGGCATGACGCGCATCGCGCTGCACAAGTCGTTAATCAACTTGTAGGCGTCATCCTGATTTTGGATTAAAGCGTTGCAAGAGAAGCGGGGCTCTTCACCGCCTAAACCGTCAGGCACCAGCTCTGATGCGTACTGACTGGCAGAGAAAAACGCCCACTTATCGAGTTGGCTTGCAGAGATGTGATCGCCAAATCCGTACCGGCTGGATGTGAGCAAGTCCCACAGCACCCAAGCTGGATCTGATGTCCAAACTGCAGCGCCAAACGTTCCATCCCAAACGCCGCTATACGTCAGACGACCTGTTGTTTGATCGACGGTGGCGTTGCTTGGGATTTGTACCTTGATCCCCCGAACGCGGTAGGTGCGGGATGGGATGCTGCTGAATTGCTCAGCGTCAATCCGCATCGCCACCAACGCGCTGTTGGGGTATTGCAAGCGACCGTAAATAATTTCGGTGTAACTTGACCAGTAAATATCGTTAATCAGGTTGTTATCGGCGCTGTCGCTGGTGTTGCGGATGACGCGAACATCAACTGGGAAATCTCCTGACAGCTCCAGCTTGTAATCACGTTGATACTGATCAGCACTTCTGCCGGAAATTGTGTCGTCCAGGACGGTTGTAAAGCCGCCACTGTTGTATTGAATTTGGATCGAAAGGCTAACGCTGGTGCCAAGTACATCGCCTTCGTTTGTGTACCGCTCTAGGCGGGGCACTTTGATGCTGACGCGAACAGCGTTTGCATTTGAATCGTGGATCGTGCGAGTGACAGGGGTAGGCTGCCGAACTTGAATGTTGACGCTCTTTTCGTCCTCAATGTCGCCAACGCCAGCGATTGATGTCTGGTCCTGTGTGCCGTACTTTGGCGTTATTTCGACATTCTGGTAGTTGTAATCAGCGGCTTGGGTTGCAGTCGGGTCTGCGTATGAAACAAGGATGGGCGTACCATCCAAATAAATATCTTTTAGGGCTGCTGTGTTGTAGTTGGCAGTGCCCTTGGTATAAGCCGCCGCTGAGGGGAAGCCTTCGATTTCACCTTCGCCTAGCAGGTCAACAAAAGTGGCGTACTGCTTGCTGGCAAGATTGTCTGCAGCCCGAACAGGAGTGCGCTGCGGGGCGGCGACAACCTTTTGAACAATGAGGGCGCCACCGCCACCGTTGCCACCTGCGCCACGAATGATTTCAGTCATGCGCTTACCTGCTCAGTGTCGATACCGGCGGAAATGACGACGGAGCCCACAATGGTTTCGCCGTAAATCAAAGGTACTGGCGTCCCAGCCCTGCTGGTGTTTTGTATCCCGCTAAAGCTGTATGACTTCTGGGGGTCAAGTTCAGTGTCGCGGGTTGTGGACTGCGTGTAGGCGTTGCCTGCTGTTGGAGAAAGTGTTGGCGTAGGCGTTAAAAGCTGTGCAACCCCGCCAAGGACAAGACTTGCGCCAATCAAGCCAACCGCCGTGACTGTAGAACCGGCCAAACCAATGCCTAAACCAGGAATAAAGACTGCAGCCGCAACTAAAGCAATGCCGGTAACGATCTGGGTGAATGTCGATCCAGCTCCTACGGTGACAGGCGCAATCTTGATCACCTGCTGGCCGACTGGATGGCCCAGTTCCTCTTCGCTCAAGTCATACGCTCCAACACTGACCCGGTAGTGCTGGTCTGCCATGTGCCGTTCCAGTCCGGGAAAGTTTGCCAGCAGAAACCGCATTGCGTCGGCTACTGAATCGACAGCAGCGGTGAACGTGCGGCGTCCCAAAAACTTGGCGAGGCGACCATAAACCCGGATTTCCCTCAGCATGGTCACCCCTGTCCCCCTGTCAGTTTATCTGCGTTGACGTGACGCAAAAGTCTTCCTGTGCATTTCTGCAGCCAGCCGCCGTACATATCCCTGCTGGATAAGCGACCT